CGGTAATCGCCTTAGCAGGTTGTAAAATAGTATTATTAACCACTTGATAAAGGAGAATATTATGTTTGGTTTAAATAAAAAAGTTGAAACTAGAGGCAGAAAAAGATTGTCTAAAAAAGACAAGATTCTAAATCTACTTCAAAGAGGTCAATCAGTATCTTGGAAGGCTTTAAATACTACTTACGGTCTAAAATCACCAAGAGCTATGGTTGATACTTTAAGAGCTGAAGGCTACATGGTCTACGGTTCTAAACAAAACGGCAAACACGTTTACAGAATTGGTAATCCAACGAGAGCAATTATCTCTGCTGGTATCCAGGCTTTATACGGAACACCGTTTAAATACGACAATTCAAGCGCAAGAGCACCTAGAAAAGGTACTGTTGCTTCAATTGACGCATAAATTATATAATAGGGTGGCGAGAAATCGCCACCTTAATTGATTATGGATTTTACACACGGATTATTATTTTTTGTTATAGGTTGTTCGATTACGGTCGTAGGATTTTTTATTGCTTTTTTAGTCATAAGATATAATGCTAAAAAAGAATTAGAAAGAGTTAGAAAACAAAACGAATATAAAGTACACCCTTATGGTGATGATACAGTATGAGTAACCACCTTAGAAACATTAGAGCATTATTTGAAAATGCTAAATCATTTAAGGTAAGTCGTAGAGTTGATACATATGAATATGAGTCACTAGAAAAAATGATATTAGATGACAATGTTAGATATTCTGAGGTTATGGAAATATTTACAGACAAAGCATATAGAGATTGGTTTTATAAAAGAAATTTTGAGGGTAAAGAATTTAATATAGTAAAGTATTCTGAATGATATTAGTTGACCTAAATCAAGTTTTAATTTCTAACCTTATGGCACAAACCAGAGGTAAGGCAGATGTTAAACCTAATAAGGATATGATACGTCATATGGTGTTGAATACTCTTCGAGGTTTTAATTTAAAATTTAAAGAAGAATATGGTAACATGGTATTATGTTCAGACGCAGGTGATCCTTGGCGTAGAGAAATATTTCCTAACTATAAACACGGTAGACGTAAAAGTAGAGTAGATGGTCCTTTTGATTGGGATAATATCTTTAATATAATTACAGAAATCAAAAACGAAATCAAAGAAAACTTTCCTTATATTGTAATGTATGTAGAAAATAGTGAGGCAGATGACATTATAGCAACTCTAGTTAAACAACAGACAGAGGATTTATACCTAATCATATCAGGCGATAAAGATTTTATTCAATTACATCATTATGGTAATGTTTATCAGTTTAGTCCTTTGTTAAAAGGTTTTATAGGTGAACAAGAAGATCCTATCAGATTTTTAAGAGAACAAATTATAAAAGGTGATAGATCAGATGGTGTACCTAATATATTAAGTGATGATGATATATTTTTAAGGTCAAATGAAAGACAAAAACCTATAAACAAAAAGAGATTAGAAGAATGGTCTAACGTAGATAACATACCATTAGGTAGTGAGACTAGAAAACACTATGAAAGAAATAAGAAACTAATTGATTTATCAGAGATACCAGAACACATAGAAAAAAGAATTATAAATACTTTTAAGAATTATAAGGTAAAAGACAGGTCGCTACTGTTAAATTACTTTATGACAAATAAGCTAAAATCATTGATTGAAAATATTAATGACTTTTGACAATATATATTGGAGATAATTATGGCTGAATCAAACCCTAACCTTATGAGTAAAGAGGCTATGACAGCGGCTGCTCAAACGTCAAGTAGAAGCAGACCAACTGTACATGAGATTTTTACAAAGGTTAATAACGCAAAAGACAAGCCTAAAAAGGTAGAAGTTTTAAAACAGTACGATAGTCCTGCTTTAAGATCACTATTGAAAGGCGCTTTTGATCCTAAGATAGAGTGGGATTTACCAGAAGGTACACCGCCATTTATGGCAAACGAGGCACCTTTAGGTACACAACACACTTACTTAGAAGACGAAACTAAAAAACTATGGCACTTTATTAAAGGTGCTGACCCACAACTCACAAAGACTCGTAAAGAAACTTTGTTTATCCAAATGCTAGAAGGTTTACATACCTCGGAAGCAGAATTGTTAATCAACGTAAAAGATAAAAGAATAAATCTAGTTTACAAAGGATTGACAGAGAATGCTGTAAAAGAGGCATTTGGTTGGAACGATTCGTTTATGAGACCAGAACAAAACTAGAACATTTAGGGGTGTACAACATGTCGCACCCCTACTAGTTAATATTCCCTACCTTTATTGACAATTTATCGCTTGACTAATTTTTATAATGTGATATTATAAATAGTATAGAAAGTGAGAGTTATATTATGAAAAAAATGATACTATTATTGTTTCTTGTATGGTTTGGTTTAACTGCTTTTTCAAATTCAGTTAAGGCAAATTCAAGTGATTATTACCTTGCGACCATTAGCAATGTGATAACAAATAAAATACAAGGTGAAAATGTGAATGTCGAGCAGTTGATGAATGACGAATTAAAAAACGTTATGAATCAATTTGCCTTAGATAGTTTACAAATTATAAGTCAATATCTACCTGTGCTTTTAGAAGGTGCTTTAGTAGAAATGAGATTAGAAATTGACAAGGCTTATAAGTGTGCTCTATTAGAAAACTCGGAGATAAGAGACAATGATTGTTGATTTATTATACGAGTGTTTACAGATAATTTATTCTGTAATACCAAAACAAGTTTTTTTAATCCTATTGTCAGGATTAATATTAATGTTACTTTTAGGGAGAAAAGATAAATGTCAATCAGTAGAAAAAGATCAAAAGTTAAAAAACTTTTAAAGCAAGATTTTTCTATGAAGTCAAAATACAAAACCACATATACAGATATTAAAAAATATTTTAATCTGATAAATGAGGTTGTATTTGAAAATTTATTATCACCCTTTAATGATGTTAAGATTAAACAAATTAGAGATAGAGTAAAACCTTGTTGGGGTCAAGTTGTAATTTGGGAATGGAAAAGAAAAGGTGCTAGACAGTATCATTTAGAAATGTTACCTGCTTATCCTTCTAAAAAAGATTTTATTGATACCTTGGCACACGAAATGATACATTTATTTCAAATGTCAAACTTAGGCGATACAGGTAACCACAATGAAACTTTTTATAGTTACAGACCTACTATGAAACAATTAGGTATAAACATTTAATTATGAAAGATATATATTATGAGAAAAGTGAAAGAACTAGATCCTTATATTAAGGCACGTGTAGGTGAGGCACTAATACAATTAACCGAACTCACTAAACAATCCAATAACACAGGTACAAGTAGATTATATTACACTGGTAATTGGGCAAAAGACATATACGATAATTATACTGAAAAGCAAGCTGAAGTTATATTTAAGAAAGTTGATGATTTAAAATCAAAACTAACTTTTTTTCAATCTAAGTTAGAGAGTTTTGTAGACCAAGATGGAAAAGAGTGGATAGGATACGACTATTATGCTAAAAAACTTTAGAATAATTATAAGAACATTAATGTTTGTTACTGTTGTAGCATTTGTTACGACAGTTTGGCATGTATATAAAACACAAGGCGAAGTTAGGGCTGCTGAACTAATACCTAAGTTACCTAATTTTGAACACGAAAACAATCAACAATTTTTAGAGAACGTAGGTATGTGTGTTAAATTTATTGAATACACAACCTCAGATGTCATACCTGTTAACAAAGAATTATTGTTAGCTCAGGCTGCCTTAGAGTCAGGTTGGGGCACAAGTAGATTTGCTAAAGAAGGTAAAAATTTATTTGGTATTAGAACATATGATTTAAGAGAGCCACACATGTTACCTTGGAAAGATAAAAGAGTCAAGTGGGGTGTAAAAGTTTTTAAACACGAATGTGATAGTGTTATGAACTATATAAACATACTAAATAATGGTAGTGCTTATGAAAAATATAGGCAGTTGAGAGAAGATGGTATTGACGATCCTTATATACTTGTAGAGACACTTGACGCCTACGCTAGCGACAAACACTATTTCTCAAAAATTAAAAGTATATTAACTAAAATTAGAAAAGAGTATAAAATACAATAATGTTTTTAATTGTATTAACATTTTTATCTGCTATCAGTATATCTGTAATAGCAGCAGGATATTCAATCATAGGTCTAGCAACACTATTTGCTGGGGCAGCCGTACCTATTATTGCTATGGGTACTGCTTTAGAAATAGGTAAGTTAGTAGCCGCCAGTTGGCTATATCACAATTGGCGATCAGACTTAGTGCCAGTATCATTAAAAACATATCTATATTCAGCCATCATAGTATTAATCTTTATAACTTCTATGGGTATCTTTGGTTTCTTATCAAAGGCACACTTAGATCAAGTTAAACCTGTATCAGGTAATAATATAAAAATAGAATTATTAGATACTCAAATTAATCAACAACAAATAATAATTGATAGGTCACAAAAGACACTTGACCTATTAGATAAAGGTTTAGAAGTTTATATTGATAAAGAATATGTAACGAGAGGTTTAAAAGAACGTAAGAAACAAAAACCTGAAAGAGACGCATTACAACTAGCAATTAATAATGCTAGTGATGAGATTGCTAGATTAGTAAACGAAAAGTCTATATTAGAACTAGAGCAAAATAAGATAGAGGCAGAGGTAGGTCCTATCAAATATATTGCTGAATTAATCTATGGCGATCAAGCAAAAGAAATGTTTGATGAGGCAGTTAGAATTGTAATATTAATTTTAATCTTTGTATTTGATCCTCTTGCTGTATTATTATTGATTGCTGCCAATATATCACTAAGACAATATAGAATGAAGAAACAATTAGTTATAGATGAAAAAGGTAATAAGATACAAAAGAGA